AGTATGATGGCTTGATCATCGTGATCAGCTCCTCACGGCGCAGCGAGTCGTGGTTCTTGGGCTTTAGGTCATTGAGATCGTTTTCTTCGTTGAGCACGAAGTTCCAAACCATCTTCTCAAGCGAGTCGATATTTTCGGTAAAATCGATCATCTAATCAAGTAGAAATTAAGAAGCCCTTTTTCAGTTACAGACATCGTCTCACCGGTGGCAAGTATCTCGCCAGATGAGATCAGCTGCTTGATACTTTTAACTAGCTCGAGCTTAAAGGTTTCATCCTTTAGTCTATCTCCAAAGACGTACTTCATCGTTTTTGATGAGAAATTGAAAGAATCTAGTGATGTCTCCTTCTGCTTGGATTGAGCGACTCGCAAAAAGTGCCCAATAATATCGAAGAGGATCGAGCGATCGTCTCGCAGACCCTCTTCTCTATGCAGGTTAAGATTGTACTTGATGGGCAGATCAGAGCGAAGAGTCAGAGTCATCGTTAAATTGATCAAAGTCTTCGGCCTCTTCGTCCAGCACGTCCTGAACGGTGCTGTAGCGATACTTGGGTTTCACCACCTTCTCATCGAGCTCCTTCAACACATCAGGCGTCCACACCCTTTCTGAGAAGAGTTCACGGATCGGAATGACCTCGCCAGAGTGGCGAAGAATGTAGTTTCTAGCGGTTTCCTTGGCCAGGAAGTAGAACTTCTCGCCGCCGACCTCAAATGGTTTACATGCCTCCTGCTCAGCAGGCTTGAGTTTAGAGTGCTCCTTTTCGGTGAACTTATTGCCTCGCCCGATTCCACAATTATCCCAATTGAAGGGTAGGAGATGAAGGCCGACATATTGGTTCATGCCCTTGTGGAATGAGATGTGGATCTCGATCTTATCGGGCTTGGCCAAACGATTTTTATCAGTGGTAGCTCGACAGATCACGCCGGTCTTGGTACCAGTCGCCTCATCCCTTAGCGTGCCCTTGCTCAGCATCAGGACAACACTAGCGGCGTAGAGAGGGCCCATACCGCCAGTCATACCCTTTGGGGTGTACTGATCGAGGGAGGCCGACGTGTGGTTGGTAAAGAGGAACGGAATCTTGAGGTTTGACAAGTCAAGAGTAAAGGACTTGAAAAGGGAACGCAGCTCCTTTGCTCTAAGACCCATGTCGTTCGCGCTCTTGCCCTTGTCAAGATCAGAGACCTCCTTGTCGGTCTCCAACATCCCGAGAGAGTCAACGACGACCATGATCTTGAGACCTGGAGAGTCTTCAATCGTCCTGATGAGATCGTTCATGAAGAGCTTGACCTCTGATACGATACCAAGTCGGACGTACTTAAGCAGCTCGCGGTCTACTCCAAACTTATCAAAGTCAGAGGTATCAAGGGCACCTTCAGTATCGATGTAGAAGACGACATAACCTTTTTTTTGAGCCTCGCGAACGGCGTTCATGCAAAGGAATGTCTTACCTGTACCTGAGTCGCCGGCAATACCGACGCTTCTAGTATTTGGATAACCTCCAAAGATCGAGCCCGACATCAGGGCATTGAGCATGTAGTTGCCGGTCGGGATGAACTCGTCAATATCCGAGAATCCCTTGAGTTTTACGTGGCCCTTGGTGCTCTTTTCAAGAAGGTTGGTGAACTTCTCAAACGCAGCAAGCGTTACCTTTGAATCAGACATGAAAGGGTGTGAATTTAATGTCTTCTACTCAAACCGAGTGATGGGTTCTCACTCAGAGAGGTAAGAAAGTAGGAGAAGACAGCAGGAGAGAGCGAGCGTATCTGGAACCTCGCCTTTAGTTATCCGGTTAAACTTTACCTTCTCAAGACCTCTTACTCGAGCGCCATCACTAAAGTCGTGAGGCTTTGGTAAAAACCCAGTAGGCTCTTGTGAGGCCCCTGAAAGATCAACGGCATAACACCGATACTCCTTTGAGAAAGGCAAAGTGTGTTTTACTTGTCCCAAGTAGTAAACATCATTGAGGTCTACCTCAGAAACACCAATCTCACGGTTTAGGCAAGTTTCGACGGCATCATAGTAAGACTCGAACTCATCACGATTAAAGGAATCGTTGATACACGTGAGAACGTGTCCGTTCTTTAGATGGTCTTGATGCTTTGCTAGATAGACGTTTCTGACCTTTCCAGTATCATCAGTATCAAACGGAAGAACACAAACCGACTCTAGGTCGCAAGTGATTCTCTTGAAGCCCAGACCGTCACCTAAAAAAGAGTGGATCGAATACTTTCCGTCCGAGTAATCTTCCTTATGGCTGAGGTTGAACTTCTTTGGATTCATTGGACTTGAGTGAGGCGAACGCCAACCTCAGGCTTCTTTTTCGGTTGAACGACCAGCATCTTATTGATTGAGTCGGTGACCGCTTTTTTATTTATCATCTCGAGCAAGTAATCAGCAAGCTCTGAAACAAACTTATCTTTGTCCTCTGCACCAGAATACATCATCTTAAGAAGCTTCTTTTCTGGAAGCTTAACATCAAGATCGATCGAGATCTCAGTCGGTTCAGAATTGAACATCACGAACATGTTCGACTTTTGAACTGGAGGAGTGACAGGAGTCGGTGGATCAGCCTTCACGGGAGGTGCAAGATCGGGTGGGATAGAGATTGGTCCACTAATAGGAACAGTAGGCGTTTGTGTAATAGTTGATCGCACTTTGGATTGTGGATAGATCGAATCAATCTCAACTCTGGACAGAGGTTGAGTCTCGCCCATGATCATCAACAGGTTCGAATTGAGCTTAGTGGAATCAATCTTAGAACCATCATCGAAAAAGACCATAAAGCGACCGTCAGGCGTGGGCTGAACGTCACGACACTTTACTAGTTTGCCAATAAGTTCAGGACGATCTGTCTTGATCCACTGGAACTGTTGACTTGTGAAATTCTGCTTTAGACTGATGAGTTTTTGTTCATCAAACATCGGAGGGTTGGATTTTTTAGGAGAGCTCTTCGAGCGTGGTCGCGTTACGATTCTTCTCAATTTCTCTAAGAAACTCAGCATGGTCCTCTTGAGATTTTACCGGATTCGTCACTCGTTGAGTGACTTGAACAGGTTGGTATGAATCGAAAAGAAGACGCGGTGTAAGATCGCTAGAGCGCAAGTCCTCTATCTTCTTTCGGATCGCTTTTACTTGATTTGTGGTTAGCTTGTTGTTACACGCATCAAGGTAACCCTCTAGCCAATTGATGAAGTTATCAGGCGTTTGCATCTTGAGTGTTGTTTTGGAGGAGCGGTTGGATCTCTTCTCTGACTTTAGAAATGAGATCTGAGATCTCGACATCGGTCGCATTGACCACGTTGAGAACCTCAAAGGAGATGTCGTGGATTCGGCTAGTCTTGTATGCTAAGATATGGTACTCTTTCCCAAGCAAACCGTGAATTTGTGCCTGGATCCCAGAGATTGATGAAAGCTCAGCCTCTATTGGAAAGCCTATCAAGAAGATGGGTTTTGCCATTACTTTGAGTTTTTAAGACCTTTGATCTCGCCTTGAGTCTTGATTCGCTCATCATAGAGACGAGTAAGGATGGTTCGAGCAACGGAATCGGTGTGGCTCGAAAAGAATGTGTCGTTCTTGGTGTGGATCTCTCCGCCTTTGAGCTTGGTCTTGCCCTTTTTGCCCAAGTAAGTGTCTGGCGAGATATTGAACTGAATCTGGATGTTTGGGTACATCGACGAAAAGTCATAGCAGGCAACATAGTTATAGTGACCAGGTATCGGCTTCTTCACATATGCTCCCTCATAGGTCGCGTTCTCATCCGTCTTCTCGCCCCAAGGTAACTTCATCATCTTGAGGTTCTTGTTAAGAAACTCGCGACACATGAGGATCTCGGCAATATAAACCGGGCTAAATACCTTGTTGGCCTCGACCTGAGCAACGTTGGCGATCGAGTAGGCGACGTCAAGTAGAGAAAGCTTGTCTTCAATCAGCTTGACGAGAATGACGTCGACCACGTTGTAGAGAGTAAAGAGGTAGGTGTCCTTTTGGAACTCAAAGAAGGTCGAGTACTTATGCTTGAGCTTTGTCGCACCGAGTACTAGGTTTGAGATGTAGTCGAGCTTGTAGTTCTCAACGACCTTGTAGGGCTTGAGCTTCTCAAAGACCTGCATGTAGTCAAGGACTCCAAGATGAGTCGGGATCCGGTTCTTTGAAACGGTCGATCTAGAATGCATCTTGAGCATTGAGTCGACCTTCACGTTCTTTGCCCGATTCATCAGATACTTCCAATCGAACTCGGTAACGTTCCAACCGGTAACAAACGAAAGCTTAGGAACGATGTTATGAAAGTAGAAAGTGAGTAGCTCTTCCTCTGTTTCAAAAAATTTGTACTTGATCTTGAAGTCTTGCTGGAAGAGCAGAGCGTCCTTGGGATCCAAAGGAGTGATAGACCTGAAGTGAGAGTTGACCTCAGTCTCCATCTTAACGATTTCATCAGGAGTCAGTCCAGTCGGTCGATCGTCGTCATTAAGGATGGACAAGATATATGTCGTATTGTCCTCATTACAAAATGAGATGAGGCCGACTGGCATCCTGGCTTTTTCTGGATCTGGAAACGAATCGTCGATCAGCTTGATCTCGATATCGAGATATGTCTTCTTAGGAAGATGATCGAAGCTGTAGATCCTTTCGATCTCTTCGGTTGTGAGCTTTTCTCTAATGAGCTCCTGTATTCTAAACTGGTTGACGTACTGTGCGGGAGACTGTCCCTTCTTCACATATTTTCCGTCCCAATTCTTGACTGGAGTCGCAACCGATGACTCAACCCAATTGAAGAGTTCATGATCATGCAGCTTCTTTTGGATGAATTCTATCCTACCATTCGAATTGTAGTAGGAAATAGTCAGGGTTCCATCTGAAAGGACCTCAGAGCCGATTATCATACCTTTGGTCTAAATAGCTCATTGACATGACCACACTTTGCACAAGCAATGACTGGGATCGGCACGATGGAATCTTGAGCCTCGCCTGTCATGAACTTTGAGACTTTTTTGATCATCATCTTCTCTTCAAATACCGATCCGGCGCAACTCTCACACTCAATATACGGAGCGTCAGAAAGATTGATGTTGAGCTTCGGTGGAGTCGGTCCACCTGGTTGAATTGTTTCCATGTTTTAGTAGCCAGTCGCCTGGCGGTTTCGATTTTCCTTGTTCTTTGCCATGTACATGTTGTAGAGCTCCTGTGGAGTCATCCCGACCGAGATGGCATAATTGAGAAAGAAGTGGAGCATGTCGACAATCTCAAACTTGCACTCAAGCTGATCAGAAATCGAGAGATCCTCAAACTTCATGTATTGGTACTTTGAATGATGCTTCTTCCAGTATTTCCAAATAGCGTTACCGCTACTGTCCTGGATGCCGCCGAGAGCATCGGTCGCCTCATGCATCTCATCGATCATTGCATGGTTGTTGACGTGCCAAAACTCCATCAATTCCTTTAGAGACATCTTACCGAAATCAAACCCATAGGTACCCTCTTGAGTGTCCCGTTGGACGCGCATGATGTCACCTAAAGTATCTCTACTTTTTGAGTAGAGATCGTCAATGTTGAGGTTCTTGCAAGAATTATCAGTATTTGCCATGAGCCTACTTTGACTTCTTATACTGTCCAGAAGGACGAGGATCTCTAAATTTGTCCGTTTTTTTTGATTTACTGATCTCAGAGTTAGATAAATAATCAAAAATACAGCACAGAGATGGCCGAACAGAGGATCAATTTGAATAATTTCAAGGCAAGCGGCGTCTACACGATCGAGATAGATCAGAGTGAGAATGTCGTGCTGCCGCTCACCACTGGTCGCCTGATCGTCGGATCTAGCAGAGTAGGACCGTATAACACGGTGGTTCTAATCAATGATGTTAGAACGCTCAGGGCGGTTTTTGGAGAGATTGACCCTAAACTAGAAAAGGCCGGAAGCTTCTTTCACCGGACGATTGAGGTCTCACTTAGAGAAGGTCCGGTCTTTGCGTTAAACGTCATTCCGCTGGACCCAGAAGAAGACAAGATGAGCAACGATGACGTTGCTTACTATACGACATTCAACACTGAATCTGCGTCAAACAATGTTGTACCGGACGAAAATTACTATCCGACAATTGAATACTTCAATCGACAGAGACTGTGGTTTGCAGACTCAGACCGCCTAAATAGAGTAAAAAATCTCGACCTACTTGACGATCCATTGGATCCAAACTTTGGACAAAACACTGCTGACTCAAACAAGATCCTGTCTTTTGCAAATCTTGGAAACACAAATTGTACAATTTGGGTGAGAAAAGCGGACGTTCGAGGATTTGATCTAACTGCAAAAGAATGGTACTCAACGATCGCTGGATCCGAAGTAGAATTTCCAAGCTTTGTCCACCCAGACGACTTCATCTCAGATTACTTTGTTGAGGTGGTCGCGGTTAGCGGTGACTGGTCAAACTACTTGAAGCTCTCAAAAGACCCGATCTACAGCCAGTTCTTTGACGCGGCCGGCCTACGGTCATCACGATCTGCCGATTTCTTTGCTCTACGCGAAATCAAAGTTGTCAGCCGAACGATCGGTTGCTTGATCCCTGAGTTTAAGGATCAACGCGGACAGACGGTTTCGATCGATAGATTGGTAAATCGTCTCTTCCCAACGACTGGAATCCTTTGTGCGCTAGACGTTAGAAAGCTAGATCTGATCGACCTACAAAACGGGATTTTCACCGACTCTGACGTTGAGACACACAGAGTAGATATTGTCGGTCATGGCTACGAGGATCTAGACTCAGGAAACACTGAGGTCGCGGACGACGGCGGTTTTGAGGAGGATGGTGTGACTGTCGCAGATCCGACGCCAATGATCGACGCGCTCAGCTATAAGCGCCCGGCCGACGACACTCTGGTCTTTGCCATCACCAATGACTTTGCTTCAGTCTCGTTTGAACTCAGCGAAGCCAACTTCCTGTTAGGCTTCCAAGACAATGCGCAATCTCTTTCGGTACAAGCGGACGACGTATACGTCATTGGAAGCGGCACCGGTGTCGGCGACTACATCGTCGCAATGGAAAACAGTACATTGTATAAGGCGTATACTGGTGGATTCCTACGAAACGGGGATGCTACGCTAGACGATACACTGAATGTTCACTACCTAAAGGTTGCCGACAATCTCTCAGTCGTACCTGACGGAGAGACACAGTCGGTAAAATACATCAAGGTCACCTTCTTCTCAGACAACACGTTGCTAAACTTGGTGACGATCACCCCGACCCAAGTGGTATACGATGGCCCTGGTGCAGGTGACTTCTTCTTAAAGGTGACGCTGGACGCTGGTTCAGAATTCAAGAAGACATTTGACCTAATCAATGACTTCTTGAGCTATGAAATACAGCAGCCAAACAAGTTAATCCTTGAGATCGATCCATCAAACAAGACAGTAGTTGATGAGTTCATCAAGGTCAATCACTATAACAAGGCACAAACGACCGGCGGAAGAAATCGCTTGCTGAAGATCATCTCGATCAGCAAGCCGCCAGCCTCACTGAGCCCAGCGTCTGAGATCTACACGGTTACTACGATGGCACCAAGCGCAGAAGAGGTGATTGGACTAGACGCGACCGGAAATGAGATCCAAGTCTACAAGGGAATCGCTAACTTTGTGACCTCTCTAAAGGGCCAGTATGTTAAAGGTTTCAAGGTGAGAGACGCGTCACTGCCTAGCACCAATGGTGGAGCAGCACGCCAGGACGAGATCCTACAATATCTCTTTGAGAACACCTCGATCCCACAGACCTTGGCAAACGGAGAGCTAGTAGACTTCCGCTATGTGGTAGACAGCTATGAGGGTCAGATCACACAATCCTCAAAGTACTACCTCACCAAGTTGGCCGCGATGCATGGACAAGCAATGGCCATCCTAAACTCTCCATCCATCCAGCAGTTTGAGAGATCGGTGGATCCAAGCTTTATTGATATCACAACAAAGGCTGTATCCGCACAGTTGATTTCTGAGGGAGGAAACCTTGGTTTGAACCCAAGCTTCACCTTTAAGTTTGGAGAAGAGGACATTAACGGGATCCCTCTCTCTTCATACGCTCACTTTAGCTTCCCTAACCTGATCATCAGAAGTGGCAGCAAGAACATCTCGGTTCCGCCGGCAGCCTACGTGTCCAACCTCTTCGTGAGAAAGTTCAAGAACGGCACTCCGTTCTTGATCGTCGCGGGTGGAAGACGTGGAGTGATCAACGATCCGGAGGTAGTTGGGATAGAGTACGATCTCAGCGACGATGATCGTGCATTCCTAGAGCCAGTAGGTCACAACCTGATCGTCAGAAGAAGAGGATTCGGTATCCTGTTGTTCTCAAACAACACGGCATACCAACGGATCAATTCTGCTCTAAACAACGCTCACGTGAGAGACAACCTCTCCACGATCGAGCGTGATATCGAGCGGATCTTGTTCAACTTCCTCTTCGACTTCAATGACGAGATCACCAGACTCCGAGTAAAGACAATCGTCCAGAATTACCTGGATGCAGTCGTGTCGGCCAGAGGTCTTAGCTCTTATGATGTGATCTTCGATTCATCTAATAACACGGAAGAGGTGATCTCAGCTAATGCTGCGATCATTGATATTCTAGTGGACTTCCCAAGAGGCATCCACAAGTTCATCAACCGAATCACGATCACCAGAGTCGGTGGATCGCTCAGCTCAGAGTCGACCGGATTCATCCCAAGCTTCTAAGCTAGATAGACTAAAACAAGAAAGGGGCCGAAAGGCCCCTTTCTTGTTTTTACATAGGAAGGTCAATTGACTGATTCTAGCGGGTCGGCTAAGAGTTCTGTATAGATGTGAGTGAGACTCCGCTGGACTTTGGCTCGCATCATTGTCTCCATCTTGCTTCGACGGTTCTCTATCACTCTTTTTAGGAAAGAGGTAAGGTGGCTGTGAACCTTGTCTGAAAAACGAAGGTCATAATGATAGACTGAATTGAGGATCGATACTTGTTCTCGATCGATGACAATGAAGATGTCGCGGTTTTTCACATAGTACTTCTCAGAGATTGGAGCGATCAGGATCTCAGAGTCAGCTTGCGAAGCCAGCATCTTGATGATCTTGAGACCTGTTCTTTGCTCAACTGTGAGGTCGACAGTATCTATCAGCTTTGAAAAAGACGTCACTCTCAAGTAAGTCTTGGCTGAAAAGTACTTGAGCTTTCTCTTGAAATACTTGGTGATTCGCATCACTCAAATTCTTCAAGGTTGACTTCATCTTCATTTTCAAGAACGGCAATGACCTCGTTAGAGAGAACAACAAAATGTTTCTCTCCTCGATATCGGATATCGATTCCAGCAAACCTGTTGAATAGGATGATGTCGCCGGGCTTGACAAGCATTGGGTTGTTGACCGATCCATCTCCGCAAGCAATAACACGTCCGACGTTTGGACGTTTTACTGCTTTTTCTGGCAGCATGATCCCAGTCGGAGTAATGGTTTCTTTGTCCTTTGGCTTGACTAGGATTCTTTCGTAGAGCGGTTTCATAGGCAGGTTTGATTATTTTTTAGGTCGTAGAACCCTTTGGGGTTGAATTTAGCAGTTGTGTAGGAGTCAAGATGGCTAGCAAGGGCCTCTCTAACCTTTTCTGGGAAGACTTGGGTCGACAGTCGAAGTATCCTAATGTTGAAGATCAAGTGTTGCTTGATGTGATCAAGAATGCTTTGGTCTTTCGTCTTAGTAACTATACCGATCTGATCGACACAAAAACAAATAAACGCATCATCGAACGCATCGAGCATCGCCAGAGGGAACTCGAAATTTGACTTGATAGCAGAGATGATCTTACTGGCTTTGACTGGGGCTAAGCCTGAGATCTTAGGCACATTATCTGACTTGTCGCCGAGCAAGATCTTGGTCAAAATCTCATCAATTACGTCAACTTCCTGCTCGACATAATCCTTCTCTTTCAAGGACCGGATTATCTTTTCAATTGGGGACGGCTGATCGAGAGAGTCTAAGGAAAAGAAATCATCAAGCCGCGACTCGGAGACAGGTTCAGGCCTAAAAAGGTTCGAAGGAGAGATGAGTCTCTTGAACTTGTGCATCTGTTTAGGTAGGATGAGAACGACGTTCTTTCCAGAGCCAGTAACAAGCTGTTTAAGGTCATGGTCGACCGAATAGATCACCGAGTCGTCATCGGAGCGTTCGCAAAGGCCAGCAATGATGTCGTCTCCCTCAGCTGCCTCTACCTTGTGACAGTTGATCCCGCTGCTCTCTTGCCAGGCAGGGACGATGATCTTTTGAAAGTAGTCAAAGAAGAGGTAATGCATGTCCTCATATTTACGAGTCCCCTTATATGTGAACTCGCTTAAAGTAGGACGCGTCACCTCGGCATCTTTGAAGAACGTTGAAATATACTCCTTTCTCCAACTCTTTGAGTCAAAAACAATGTGGACCGCGCTTAGACTCGATCCCAGCGGAGAGATGAGAGAATTGAGATAGGTAAAACAGAAATTCCTGAAGGAGACCCGAACGATCTCCTTCAGGATAAATCCGTTGTCGCTGAAGAGATCATTGACGTAATACGTGTCGCCTACCCTTTGATCTCGAGAGGTAACGTTCTTGGTTACTGAGATCGCAACGTTGATGAACGCGTTTCCATCAATGATGAGTCGCATCAGCTATTGGTGCTAGGCTCCACTTGATCAGGAGCGGGGTCGGTAGTAGAAGTCTTCTTGATCACTCGGATTGCACTTGAAAGAACCTCAGATTCAAGAAGATTGAAAGCGCCCTTTGCTTGAGCAAAATTGGCAGATGCAATCAAGACAAAAACGGCTTGATTGACGCTCATCGTCTTGATAAAATTCTCATACGCCGAGTCATCGGTGTAAGAAATAGTACCGAAAAGAACGTTCTTGTTATTCTGGTCGGCAGCTGCAGTTTGACCTTCTTTTTCTACTTCGGTTTGCACGTCGGCTGTTGTTTGTTCGGACATGGTCATGGGTTATTTTAGAGGTCCTTAAAAAGGTCGTTGTACTCGTCATCAGACGATTCAGTTACTGCCGCACTGGCAGTTGATGCAGAAGAGCTAAACTCCAAGGCATCACCTGAAGTGAGTGACGGTCGATTCGTTTGAACTGGCTTGAGTTTTGATCGAACGAGTTCATTCATTCGAGAGTCTTTGCTCTTTTGAAGAACCATTTCAATGATCTGTCTTTGTGGGATGGTCGCAACGATTGCTTCAGCGACCCTTTCAAAGGTATCATCGGTCCATGGCTGGTGAAGATATTCATCCATCTTTGGAGTGTTCTTAGTAAGGAACTCTTCAACTAGCTTCACAGACTTCTCATCGTTCTTTACTTGAACTAGTGTGTCTCCGACCTTAAAGACAAATGGAGTGATCTCGTCCATGAATTTGGACTTTGACCAATCTCGATATTCTTTGGTCTTCATTCCGACAACACAGAGAAAGTCCCTACCTGCCAATAAGTGATATGGATTGACTTTCTTTGAAGTATCGAGACCATCAATCTCTTCAGGATTCATCTGTTGATCGATCAGCATGTCGATCTGGTTCCTAAACTTAAAGATGAGGAGCTTGCCTTCAATATCGGCGCGTTGAGGATCCTTCTTGATGTAGACTGGAGAGTGGTGGGTGTACCAACGCGAAAAGTTTCGACCGAGCTGTTCTGCGAGCTCAGGTTCTTCCTTTTTAATTCCACGAATCACTGACTCGAGCGTCCATAGGATCGATGGCTGGTCGAGATTAGATGGGCAGTCAACTATGAGGGATTCTTTCGTTAGTGGGTTCCAAAACTTAGCAGTGTACTTTGTGTACTTGCTCATCTTCTTGTCAAAGATGTATGGCAAGAACCGGAACACTGACTTATATGATCCGTTATGAGCCTTTGGATCGGGATCATAAACGTTTGGATCGGTCCTTTTGAGGCCGGTCCCTTTTTTGTTCTTCGAGGAGATGTTTTCCTCAGGTAAGTCGAAAAAGCTGCTTTCACTCATTGTGTGAGGTGTTGTTTTGTGATCCTCTTATACTAGCAAAAGTCGATAGGTTTCTCTAGAGACAAAAAAGTGCCCATAAAGGGCACTTTTTGTCAATATATAGGAAAAGTTAAGCCTTTACTGGAGCCTTGGTTTGCTCGACCAAAGTCTGACGAAGGTCCTTTGCGGAATTTTGGATACCAGTCAACGTGGTCTTTACTGCAGGGTGCTTGATTGTCTTACGAATCTCCTGCATCTTTTTCTTCAGACGGTTTCCAGCGCTACGAACGTTTTTGCCGTAGAACTTTTGAGCATCGTCCTCAGCAGATTCGATGATGGCAAGGATGGGCTCAAAGATCTCTTTTTGGGCAGCGGACACTTGCTCCTTTAGCTTTTCAAACTGATTCATGGGTTGAGATTTTGAACTATTATACTAGGTAGTAGAAATAAGGTTTAGATAGAATCGATGATTTTTCTCACCTTGCTTGAGAATTGTGCGTCTGGATAGTAAGATACTGCGTGCTTTACCCAAACGGACATCACCTTCTCATACTCATCGCTAGAGATGTATTTTGACTGGACAAACGGCGCGAGATAATCAGTAAAGATATGATCAAGAGGAACGTCTTGCGCCTTTGCTCTTGCCCACATGCCCTCAACCATGGACTCAACTTCATCGACTAAGAGAAAGTATTTTGAGCTCTTCTTTGCTCCATTTCGTTCTTGCTGATCAGATGCTTTGACATTAGAAGGGTTCCGCCGACGACTCACTTGATCAAGATGGTTTGTTTCATGAACAAGTATGTCAAGAAGGCGCATTGCTAGATTATCGTATGAACCTGGTTCCTTTCTAGGATCCATGATGATGTGAATGTCGACCTCTGGGATGAGAAGATCGGCTTGATTGATCCTTAAGTTGGCATCGATAGCAAAGCCCTTCTGGTTGAAGTTTAGCTCTTCCCAAGAAAGAGTATTGAAGTGAGAGTCTTTATCAAAATCAGGTGACATGTCTCGTCTAACATGGAGGCGAAGATCGAACTCAAAAGGTTCGCTAAACTCCATCCCGCCAAAGGTCTCATAATCTAGAGAGTCTGAACCGCGGCTATGCCGTATTTTATCAATGAGACCAGTTACGATTCGCTTGACAAAGTCATGAGGCGAATTTGTACCTTCATTGATAAATTGACTAAATGATAAAAGCATCACGTATGATACTTGATGAACGTGACGTCAACATCATCTGTCATTGGGGTCCCGTCCTTTGCAAAGATCACGACAATGTCTGGGTCTTTCTTACCAAAAAGGTCGGCCGAGAGAGAAGTCCTCAGTTTTTCGATAAAAGGAACATCATCCTTTGAGATGTTGACCTTTCGGCCAGACACAATGTCGACTAGATTCTTTCGTCTGAGCTCAACGGTGGAGTCAGTGAGGCCGTTTTTTGGGGTGGCAACGATGTTGTCTTTTGCCCAACCTTCAGTCTCAGTCGCGGTTAGCGCGTATGATGGAAAGGTGACTTCTATGCTGCCGTCTGGATATTTCTTCTTCTTAAGATCTTCTTTTTCGCTCTCATCCATAAAGATGAAGGTGGCCGGCTTTTCCTTTTTTGGAGCAGCCGGCGCTTCACCAGGAAGAGGAACACCAGTTAGGTCTTGCTCAAATAAGAAGTCACGAAATGAACGAATGTATTTTCTCATAGTTTTGCTTTATTTGCCCAACTCTTTGAAGTCTCATCGGTAGTAATAGGTCCGCCTGCTGCCCAAGTGTAACACGTACGAGCTGAATGGCACTTAAACTGGTGCATCCAGCAATAGCCAAGACGACCTTCTGAGTCTTCAACTTCACCTGGCATACAGTCTAACAGTCTAGGAGAAATGTCAAAGGCCGCACAATTTCCGCAAGTCGATTTCTTGGCAACATCGACAGTTGTCTTCCAGTGCTCTGCAATGTGTTCCCAATAACCTTCGTCAGATAGATTGAGAGGACCATACTCGATGTGTTCTGCCTCAATCGCAGCATTGCGATTCTTGGTGTTGAGCTCAAGGTCCTGGGTCGCGGGCGGACAGTCAGCGATCTTGCCAGTCTCAAAGAGGAATTGCTTAAAAGTGTATAGCTTGCTCATTGCATAACGGCGGCCATATGATTATTGGCCTTCTTTTTTGTCGGGTGACACTTGACGCTCTTCATCTTGATCTTGCCGCTCTTCGTCTTACGAGTCGCGCCAAGCCGCTCTCCAGGCTTTCGGTTCTTCTTTAGAACCTTGTCATCGATATAGACGCAATATCTTCCGCCGACATTGCGGACATCTTCGCTTACGACTTGCACATATTGATCAAAGCTAAGAAGCATAAAAGAGGATTTTAGTTATTTATTCCTCGAACTGACCGAGCTTTTCGTATGCACCCATAATAAATAATCAAAAGGGTATCCGGCTATGTCGATATTGAGTTTTGACATTTTTTCTAAACTATCTGATCTTACTTCAGGTTGGTCTAGATTGATCAACACAAAGACAAACGAAGGGATCTCATTGGATGATCAGAATAGGATCAATGTCGATTTTGAGAGAGATTCTGAGAATGACGTAATCCGACTTGAAACAGCCAGAGAACTTAAAGGCTTAAAAAGAGAAGGGGTCCCGGTCTATGTTGGTTATTCAGCAAAAGCTGCAAGAACGCCAGATGAAAAACGAAGAAGATCACGATTCCTAGAAACCGTAAAAAAATGGGGATCAATCGATAAAGACAATCTAAAGGAGTTGATCGATCGCACATATCCTCAAGAATTAAGAGAGATGGGAAGATCTGTGAAATTGATCTTCATTACTGGATCTTCAGAACCATTAGCATCAAACATAGCTTTGGCTCTAAAGGAGAGGTATCACCCTGACGCAAAGATCATCGACGTATTGAAAAAATACTATGGAGTAGACGCCGAATCAATTATTGATTGGGAAGCATATGAGAAAGCGGATGATACTACCAAGAAAATGATTGATTCCTATTTAAGAGGAGCGTCATACCGTGGAGACCTTAGGAACATTCCTAGGTGGGTATTTGACGGGTTCATCAAAAAATCCGCGGGGCTTAAGAGCGGGGCGAGAAAGATCCTAAAACCCGGCCACTCGATCGATCAAATGATAATCGATGAGATCAATGAGGTAGAATCAGAGTGGCGCAAACAGACTTATGCAAATCCTAACATCAACGTAAATATGCAATTGCGACTACTTCCTAAATACTTGGTAGTGGACGATACGATCATCGAAGGAAGCACCATGAAAGGGATCTTTAGAGAATTCATGAGTCCAAAGATAAGCGGGAGCATTGATTCAGCCGTCGGTCAAATCGATGAGCGGCTCTATGGATACGCCCTATTTACAGCTAGGGCAGTAAACTAAGACTCGAATCCCCTTTGCCTTAGCTAATGAGATGGAATGAGCGGTGCCGCGACTGACTCCGTCCCAAAAAGCAACGCACATATCTGCTTTTTCGATTATTTGAGAATTCCTTCGAAACCCGGCAGATTTTCCGTGTTTTTGCCAATCAGGTAGGAGTTCAAGCAAAGCTATTCCTTTCTCATTTGCCCAAGCTGCAGCTAATGAGTCTGCACCTTTTGCTCCTCCAGAGATAATACTAGTCACCGTGATAGATTCGCAGATTGATTCCATTTTTTCTTTTAAGAAGGAGTAATCTGAGAACTCTCTAGATCCAACAATGGCGATGTTCATGATGAAAGGTTAAAGCAATAATACCGAAAGAACGCGGCTCTTAAAACGAGCACGTCGGTATCATTATCGCGTCTTGCCTGTGTAGTTCCTGTAAGACATCGTGATGAGCACGCCCTCAATAGCCGCGGCCACGACGAACGCAACCCATCCAGATTCGTTGATAGTAGCTACTCCAGCTGAGACAATAGCAATGACCATTGCTTGGATGAACGCGAACGCCACCCATGACGTGCGACCGAATCCCGTCGGACGCGTCAAGAACTCGCCGAAGGTTTCGCGTCGGTACTCGTCGGACTTAAGCATAATGCGCTCACCGATTTCGTTGGTGTAAAGGACGCCACTGAACGCTCCAGTGATGCTGTCCGTTGTGATGCCGTCCACTACCCAGTGGAAGCCGTCAAGGTCTACGATGCCGTCTCCGGCTTGTGGTTGGTTACTCATAGGTGTTATTTTTTATTTTTAGCCGTCACATGAGAGGCAGTCGACCATTGCTCGAGCGGCAATATCACCGCGCAACACAGATTCGGTCCGCATGTAGTAGAGGGTCTTGACGCCGGCTCGATATGCTTCTAGATGAACCAAGTTGATGAACTTAGGTTCAGCCTCGATCGGGAATGCAAGGTTGAGAGAAACTGATTGGTCGATATATTGCTGCCGAATTCCAGCCTGACGAACAAGCTCGAGCTGGTTGATCTCCTTGAAAGTAAGGAAGACGTCTTTCAGAGATACATACGCTGCTTGCTCTGGTTCAGAGAGCTTTGAGAACTTGGAAAGTGTGATTGGGGCCGACTTTTCACCAAGCTTGACCCGATACCCGTCGATGAATTCGAGGCCCTGTACGGAACCGCCATCTGCTAGAATCTGGTCCCAAGCCTCACGAGTGTTGTGGCCGATCTTCTCAAGCACCCTCACAAGGGTTGGGTTCTTACGGATAAACGTGCCTTTTGCAGTCTGTTCGGTAAAGACGTTGGCTGCCCAAGGCTCGATACCGGCCGACACGTTGCCGGATAGCTTGGAATTAGAGACTGTTGGAGCAATGGCACGTAAGTGGGTGTTTCGCATTCCAGTGCCAATACACCACAGAGGTTCACCGTATTCCCGGGCCATGTCTCGACTTGCACGCTCGCTCTCGATTTTAAGCTGTGAGAAGATCTTGCGAGTCTCGAACTGTGCTGGGAGGGAATCGAATGGGATGTTCCGATCCTGAAGATATGTGTGCCAACCAAGAACGCCTAGACCAAGAGCACGACCTTTTTCAGCAGATCTCACCGAGTTCTCAAAGCCTCGCATGTACTTGGCACGATGGATGAACTCTTCGAGCACTCCATCAAGGAACCAAGTAGCAGTATAGATGAGATCGGTGTCCTTCCACTCATCGTATTTTGCTAGGTTGAGAGACGAGAGACAGCAAACGAAAGAGTGGTTTTCATCAGTAAATAGCGAGATTTCACTACAGATGTTAGTCATGTAAACCTTGAGACCGTTCTTCTTATAGGCATCTGGACTCTGACGGTTGACGTTGCCTTTGTACATGATGTAAGGCTCGCCGGTCGCTTTGCGTTTACGAAGGACTGTCGCCCAGCGCTTACGAGCGTCCTTGTCTCCCTGTTCGAGCTTGTTCAT